ATGGCTGCCATTGCGACATCGCAACAGTGAGGCGGAGCGCTCCGCCTCTTTTGTATTTGGAAAGGAAGGCTAAGACTATGACTTTTACAGAAGCATTTAAAATTATGAAACAGGGCGGAAAGGTAAAGCTGCCAAGCTGGGGAGGATACTGGTTTTGGGATTCTGAGAAAGAAACAATCATGATTCAGTGCCGGCCGAAGGATTATGACAAAGGAGAGCTCTTGGACATCAGGGAAACACGGCGCGTTGAGTACACAATGTTAAATATGCAGTCTGATGAGTGGAGGATAGCTGATGATAGCAATTGCCCAGTACTTGGTGGCGTAAATACATTTTCATTTTCGGACGCAATTAGACATCTTAAAAGAGGTAAGAAAGTAGCACGCAAAGGATGGAATGGGAAAAAGCAGTATATCCAGTTAGCAACATCGATTTCATATAAAACCGCTGACGCTGAAATTGTCAACTGCAACCATGATGCCATTGGGAATAAAGCAATTGCATTCGTAGGTACTAGCGGAGTGCAGATGGGATGGCTGGCATCCCAGGCAGATATGCTGGCCGATGATTGGGTATTTGCAGAATAGGAGGGCACTATGAGAGATATCACATTATGCCATCCACGTCTCCAGGCGCTGACTGCG